AGAAGCTACACAAAATGCGGAGGTGTTTAAGGCTCAAAGAGCAGGTCAAATTGTTAACCAACTTGCTGTGATAAGAGCTCTTCCAAAAGAACAGCAAAGTCCAGAAGCCATCCGCGCTTTGGAGACTGAACTTGCTGTTTTGAATCCGCCCAAAGAGGGAACTAAATCCGAATTAGCGCGACTTATAGCCGAACGCGCCCAAGCCCAAGCAAGCGGCGCATCCCCGCAAATACTTGCAGATTACGATGCAGCTATTAAAAAGCAATCTACTTTTGCGCCTCCTATAAGCGTAGAAACAAAAGTAAATGCATATGTTCCAGCCAGTGAAACAGCGCAACAAGACTTTATAAAGGCAGCAACCGATAAACGCAAAGTACTTGAGAATGCGCCAGATACTCTAGACAATATTGAAGCCGCAAAGAAACTTATTCCGACTGCCAGTACGTTTATGGGCAAAGGCGGTGAACCTTTGCTTGCTGCGGCTAGCTTCTTAAACAACAGACTTGGGTTTAATATCAGCACAAAAGGCGTTACTGATGCTACGGTGTTGCGTACAAGGTTGTTTGAAGGCATTCTTGATAACTTGAAAAAGTTGGATTCGCAACCATCGCAAGAACAACAGCGTGTGTTGTCTGAAGCATTGGGTAACTTAGGAACAGACCCTGCGGCATTAGAGCAAATTCTTGACCGCATTGCCGAAACTGTTAGAGCGCGCGTGGAGCGTTACAACACAGAGGTAACTGACGCAGAAGGTCGCGGAGTTAAGTTCCCATATACACCTCAACTTAAACTGCCTCCGCGAAAAGCCAAATTAGCCGATGGAGCAGCGCAAATTCCTACTGGGAAACCTGCTGCAACGGCTACACCTATGTACGCTACTAATGGCAAAGAGCGTATTATGAGTACAGATGGCGGAAAAACTTGGTCTCCAGTAAGGTAACAATATGGCACTACCAGCAGGATTTGTTTTAGAGCAAGAATCTACGCTTCCTCCAGGCTTTCAGCTTGAGGAAAATGCGCCACTTGCAACGCCTCAGCGCAAAGCCGCTAATAGATTAACGCAATTTGGTCGCGGCGCTGCATCTTTAGCTGACGTTACGCTAGGAAGCATTATTCCTGGCGCTATTCAATATGGCGCATATCCGTTTTTACGGGTTGCTGGAAGAACGCCAGAGCAGGCTACAGCATCTACGCAAGCAATGGCGCAAGCGGTAGGCCAGCCATTTGGAAAAACTTTTGGCGTGACAGAAACGCCAGAATACAAACAAGAATCAAGCCGCCAACTAATGGATTTCATTGGTCGAAATGTTCAAAAAGGAACAAATTGGTTGGCTCAAAACACAGGGTTGCCTGCTAGTGATGTGGAAAGCATTGTTAGTTCATTGGCAATAGGAGCACCATCTGCCGCAAAACAAGTCGCCAAAACTGCTGCGCCAATTGTTGAGCAAGTAAAAACCGGCGTTCAAATGCCGTTTGAGCCAATGCTGCAAGCTAGACGCGAGCGCTTGTCTGCTGAATCGTATGCAAAAGCTCCACAGTTAGACGCAGCCGCAGAAGCTCAACGGTTAAAACTTGTTATTGACCCAACAAATATTGACCCATCAGCAAAATTTTATTCAGCATTAGCTGGCCCTCGCGGGCCGGAGATGCTTACGATTGTAAATCGCCCTCGCGTTACACAAATTGCAAAAGATGAGCTAGGTGTTAATTCCACTACTTCACTAACCAGCTCTAAGCCATTTAATCAAGTTCGCGCTAATTTGGCTGGGCCGTATGATGATATTAGAAAGCTACCAATACGACAAGCCGATGCGGAAATGATTCAAAGGCTAGAAGCCGTTCGTATTGATTTGGATATTATTGGCGCTAAAGAATACGCACCCGCTATTAGCAAAATTGTTGATGACGCAATTTTGAAAACGGGAGCAGGTTTGACTGGTGACAAGCTACTTAAAAACATAAGCGTTTTGCGAAATAGAGCAAAAATGACTTACAACAGCAAGGCTCCGACTACAGAAGCATTGGATATTGCAGACACAAATCTAAAAATAGCTACAGAACTTGAGTCAATGATTGACAACAGTATTACTGACCCAAAACTGCTTGAGCGTTACCGTGATGCACGGCAAAAAATGGCGCGTACATATGCTTATGAAGGAGCGACTGATTTCAACACTGGTATGGTTGATGTATCAAAATTGGCTCGGATTACATCTAAAGACAATGCGCTTACAGGCGATATTGCTTCCTTGGGCAGAATTGCTGGTAACTTCCCAGAAGCATTTTCTACTGCCGCAACGTCTAACCTTGCTAGCGCTCCGCGCTTGACTAGGACAGGAACAGGGGCTACGGGAGGAGCAGTATCGGCTTCTTTATTGGGAGTTGACCCAATTACTGGCGCTGTTGTTGGCGGTCTATTGGGCGAACTAGGTGGCGCAGCAGCAGCTAGTCGCATGGCATCACCTAGCTATCAAGCTGGGTTGAAGTTGCGAGACTATCGAATTCCTGTAAATCAAACAGAAGACAGTTTAGGCCAATTTTTGCAAGACAATATAGACGCATTAAATAAACAAAACCAAAAGAAATAATGCCACTAACTCAAGGATTCAGTGCTCTATTAGCCTCTGCCGAAAGCCCGTGGCCTGGAACAGAGACTAAGACATTGCTGGTTTGTCGTATTCCAAAGAAAGATGAGGACAAGATGCTTAGAGCAAATGAGTTCCTTGACAAAGATGGACGCATTTGCAGATGGGTGGTGGTGAACAAGAAATGATAGACCCCTTCACCGCATTCGCTATGGCACAGGCTGCCGTAGCTGGTATAAAAAAGCAGTTGCCCTTGGTAAGGACATCCACAGCCTCTATAAAGAATTCAGCAGTTTCTACCAAGCGGCAGATACGGTTCATGTAGCAAGCAGCAAGGCCAGGATTGCTTCAGTTGGAAAGACAGATGCACAGATTAGCGCACAAGCACTGCAAATTGCACTGGCATCCAAAGCGTTGCGAGAGCATGAGAAAGAGTTGAAGGACATTCTTTTCTATAGTGGCAATGCGCCAGTGTGGGAAGAGATGATGGCAGAGCGAACTAGGTTAAAGAAAGAACGGGATTTCTTAGAGCAGGAAGAAGACAAACGTAAGCAGAAGGACAAAGAAATGAAGATTGCGATTATCATGAATACACTCTGGATTTCTGGTGCATCTGCTATCGTTGTTCCACTGGTTAGCATTACTTTTCACATTATTGCAAATAGGGGTTTTTCATGATTCCAATTCTTGGCGCATTGTTGGGTACGCTTGCTGAAAGTGGCCTTGGCCTTCTATCTTCTGCTATTCAAGCAAAAGGTAAGGAAGTCGTAGAGAACACATTGGGAGTCAAGATTCCTGATAATCCCACTCCCGCTGACGTTGAAAAACTGCGAGAGTTGCAGTACCAGCATGAAGAGCGCCTGATTGAGTTGGGCATTGAGAAAGCCAAGCTGGAGATGGCTGAGTTGGAGTTGCTGGCAAAGGCTGCACAAGCCGATGCCAACAACATCACAGACCGCTGGAAGGCGGATATGTCTAGCGACTCTTGGCTGTCAAAGAACATCCGTCCTATGTCGCTGATTGCCATCTTCTGCGGCTACTTTCTTTTTGCCATGATGTCTGCCTTTGGGTACAACGCAAATGAGTCCTATGTGACCCTGTTGGGCAATTGGGGAATGCTAATCATGGGTGCGTACTTTGGTGGACGTACCGTCGAGAAGCTGGCTGAAATGAGGAGCGCAAAATGAGCATCTTCATTCCCGTTTTGTACATCTGTATAAATGGGCATTGCGAGTTCTTCCAGCAAAATGCCTACTACACCGACAGACAAAAGTGCATTGCCGTTGTTATGGAAAAGCAAGAGGAATACGCCAAAATGGGCGCGGTAGTGGATTCCACTTGCATTGAGTTAGTTGTTCAGAAAAGAGGTTTATATGAGTCTTAGTCAAGAACAAGCGGCTTTCCTGCTGGATATGTGCAAGCTAATTCAGTACGCCACAGAGCAGGGATTTATGGTCACAGGTGGCGAGTTGGCGCGTACACCTGAACAACAGGCAATCTACGTCAAAACAGGTCGCAGCAAGACCATGAACAGCATTCACCTAAAACGCTGTGCAATGGACTTAAACTTCTTTAAAGATGGGAAAATCATTTGGGACAAAGCTACCCTGGCTCCACTTGGCGCGTACTGGGAGAGCTTGCATCCAAAGCATCGTTGGGGCGGCAATTTTCGTTCATTGGTGGACTGCCCTCACTTTGAGCGCAACGTATAACCATGTGCATATTGATGCAATAGATGTGTGCTAGATTCCGCGCAACTTTGCGGAGTCATCATGCAAGCTAAAGTTTCGCGTCAAGAGTTCATCAATGTTTGGAACCGTTATGGCTCCGCTACCAAGGTAGCAGAATATTTAGAAGTTTCGGAACGGCTAGTTCACCGCCGTAGACGAAGGATAGAAAAAGACTTGAACCAGCCGCTTGTTGCCAATGATGAGCGAGCAAAAGCATACGCTCACATTCAACCAATAAAAACGTCTCTCAATCGGGTTGAGCTTGGCATCCTTGACCAGACCATAATCGTTTTCTCTGACGCGCACTTTTGGCCTGGGGAATACACAACTGCCTACAAGGGCTTGCTATGGGCAATCAAAGAGTTAAAGCCTCATGCAGTCATTAGCAACGGTGATGCCTTTGACGGGGCTTCAATCAGTCGCCACCCACCTTTGGGATGGAGCCATATGCCTAGCGTAATTGAAGAGCTAAAAGCAGTTCAAGCGCACCTTGGCGAGATTGAAGAAACAGCAAAGGAAGCTAGACATAATTGCAAGCTGCTATTCACATGGGGCAATCACGACACACGCTTTGCCAACAAATTAGCGACACAAGCTCCGCAGTACAAAGAGGTGCATGGATTTAAGTTGGAAGACCATCTACCAGCATGGGAGTTTGCATGGTCTGTTTGGCCTACAAAAGATTGCGTTATCAAGCACCGCTATAAAAACGGTGTTCATGCTGCCCACAACAACACTGTAAACGCAGGAATCAGCATCGTTACTGGTCATTTGCATAGCCTAAAAGTTACGCCTTTTGCTGATTACACAGGGAATAGGTACGGCGTAGATACGGGAACTTTAGCAGAACCTTATGGGCCACAATTTGATTACGGAGAAGGAAACCCATTAAACCATAGGTCTGGATTTGCAGTCCTGACATTCAAAGGTGGTAGGATTTTGTGGCCTGAGCTAGTTCACAAGTGGGGCGAAAATCAGGTTGAATTTCGGGGTCAAATCATCAACGTATAGGAGTTACCATGTATCAGTTTGAAATGCTAATTGAGTCGGGTTCCATCACCATTGAAACCGATGACATGAACGTCATCAAGGTCATCCAGGACGCAGCCGCTTACTACGAAGCAAACGGTTGGGAAGTCGTGGAAGACATCGAAGAAGACGAAGAAGAAGTCGAAGAGGACGATGAGTCCGAAGACGATTGGGAAGAAGACGAAGAAGCCTAATCGGGGTAAATCATAGCCAATGCGTCTTGAACAGACGCTTGGATTTTAGACACGACTTGCTCAAAAGGCAGGTCGTTTTTTCTATGTTGACGCAGTATTTCGTTTATCTCATGCAGAGTCTGCCAAGCATACCCTGAGTGGATAGCTTTAATGGCCTCTTCTTCGTCATTGAATGTGGCGTTGATTTTCATGTTCATTCCTTAATCTTTCTTTTGTTTGGTTTAGGACAGTTCTCCGGCACGTCTACAACGCACCATATAGCCGTAGGATGCCCGCAGCCGTGCGGGTAAAACCACCTATCAATGTAGGCATCTGGCATTCTGTTTAGGCATTTTCTAAGCGTAACTTGGTTGAAACCTGTCTTTGCCTCTATTTCATTTACGCTCATTCCTTCATTCTTTCCATTTTTTAACAAAGACCGAATAACTGGAAGTTTTGGTTGGTAGTTTTTTTCAATCATTGCTTCTCCTTTAGCTTAACTTCCACTTCTTCAGTTGCGCCAATGTGGTACACGTTGCCATCATCATCTGTACACACACTGTACATACCGTCTAGATGGTGGAAATTTAGCTCCAGTCCATCTTTGAGTACGATTGTGCTATTTCTTGGCACGTTATATAGTTTCACTTTTGACCGCCATTTCGTTTAATGCAATGTCCACTTCGGCCTGAGCCGCCATTCCATCTTCATACCCACGGGCATAGCTGTTCTGCTCCATAGCAATCAATTGGTTAATTAGGCGCTGCTGTATCTCGCAAACACGGGTTAGACTGTCTAATGCTAAATCTTTTTTTGTCCATGCGCGTTGTTTATCTATAGCCATTTCACGCTTAGCTTGAAAGCCACCGCCCCAATCACCCTGCTTGCGGGCAAGTTCGTCGAACGCTTCGTCCTCTGCATCTTTCATATAAAACTCCATATAAGGCTAACAACGCCAACCACAAAAAACAACACAGTAAATATGGTGACTGCAACAAAAACAAAACTAAAAATCATGTCCTCGGTTTCGTCATCGTCCTTCATGCTCGCTCCTTCAACTCATCCAATGTATTGGTCAATCGTTCGATTCGGTCAATGTTGTACTGCACTACGCTTCTTGCGTAGTCTTGGGCGCTCTCAGCTTCTAATTTAGACCTGTGCGCCTCTACTAACTCTTTGACCACCAATTCAATAAGTGTTGGCGTTTGCAGGAGCTTTTTGATTGACTTAATCATTTGCACTCCTTCGTAAACGCAGCAACCCGCACTTTGCATTCAGGCTGGTAGGTGGCATACCCTAAGTAAAACCCTGCTGCAATGATGCTGGCGCATAAGCCAACCAGGGCAAAGAAGTCTAGGATGTATTTCATACTTCATCCTTCACAAACACGCCATTGGCAAGCAATGTGCCTTTGCGGTCTTTGATTTCCTCATAAGCCAATTCCATGCAATCAACTAGGTTGATGTCCTGTAAGGCGCAGTAAACAATGAGGCAAACCATCACATCACCTACGCCATCAGCAATACCATCCTGGTCATTCTTGATAGTTGCATCTGCCAACTCACCAATTTCACTCATTGCTTTGAGTAATTGAGTTTGTGGGTGGCTGTTAGGAATGATTTTCCTAGCCTCTGCCCAGCGCACAATGTCCATTTCTAAATCTGCAT